GCGGCTTCCCCCGCTCCTGGGTTAAACCTGCGCTGAATCAGCGCGGTCAGCCCCCTGGCGAGTCTACTCCTCAGCCGATGGCCTGGGGGCAGCCTGGCGGGCAGCCCTCGCCCTCCCAGCGGGGCAGTTGCATGTTGCCGCGGATCGACGGCAGCTCAGGCGTGCCGCAGTTGTGGACGGGGTAGAGCGCCGGCTCGTCCGTGGCCGGCCGCCGCACGAAGCTCGAGTGGTCCGCCGTCAGCCCGCCGCGCCATACATCGGCCGCGCTCAGCCGGCGCCGCTTGGCATGGCACTGGTGGCACAGCAGCTGGAGGTTGTGCGGCTCGTCGCCGCCACCCTTTGACCGGGGCACGATGTGGTCGACCTCGGCAGCGTTGGCCGCGCCGCACGATTGGCACATGCCCTTGTCGCGGACGATGATCCGTGCCCGCAGCCGCGACCAGGCGCGGCGGTCGGTGGCGATCAGGCTGCGGTCGCGTGGGTTGCGCTGGTGCGGCACCTCAGCGGCCCTCGAGGGCGTCGAGATGCCAGTACGCGGGATTGCGGGCGGAACTGCCCTCAGGCCGCCTCTGAGCGGCCCTGTGGCGGGCACAGCGGCTCTTTCGGTAGCCCGCGGGCGAGACGTAGGGCTGCTCGTCGCAGCCCGGCTCTTGGCAGCGCCTCTCGGCGGATAGCGGGACCGGGGGGAGGGATTCCGGAGCAGGGGCGTCCGCAGCGTTGCCGCTGACTAAAAAACCGCCGTCACGTCGCCACTCGTCGCGCAGTCGCTCGCTCACGCTCCGACCTCGCGCTCGCGCAGGCATCGCTCGCAGACGGCGACGTTGATCGGCGCGATGGTCACGGCTTCTGGCGCGTCGCTCTTGCCGTGGTCGAGCTCGCAGCGCACCGGCTGCCCGGTCAGCACGCCGACGATAAGCCGCTCGGCCTGGGCGACAGCCTCGAGCTGGTCATTGCGCAGGCGCCCGCGCGGGGCACCGACCAGCAGCTTGCCCGACGATGCCAGCTCGAAGGCCAGTCCCTGTCGCTGCAGCTCCCCCACCAGCTCACGGGCCCCCCGCGGTCGAGGGCGCCCCTCCACGAAAGCCCCGTTGGTCTTCACGCGGGGAGCGTCGACCGCTCGAGGCGGCTGCGAGTCGCCGCTGCCGAGCGTCGGCTGGATGTACAGCGGCAGCCGCTGGCGCAGGGCCAGGATGTTGGCCAGGGCATCCACCGGCAGGGGGCGGTTCGCCCGATCCTTGCGCGCCTCCGCCTCCTGGGCCTCCTCCCGCAACCGGGCATAGGTGCCCTTCTCCACCTCGAGCCCCCGCCGAAAGCGCCGGCCCGTCTCGAGGCGGCGCCCGTTGTCTGTCTCGTAGCGGGGGACGCTGAGCACGACGGCCCCCCGGCGCTCGGCCCAGGTGCCAGGCTCGTCGGAGAGGGTGGGCGGGATGACGTACTCGCGGCCGTTGATGACGCCGTAGTCATCGCCGCCGACGTTGCCCAGCAGCTGGACCTTCTCGAGCGGTATCGGTGCCGTCGACGTGGATCGGATTGCGAAGCTCATGCGACGTTCTCCTCTCGGGATTGGGCGACACGGCCGGGCCGGACGCTTGCCAGCCCGTGCCGTGCCGTGAGATGCCCCGGACCGGCGGGCCGGCCCTCATCTGGTTGCCCCTCGTCGCCGCTCACGCCAGGTGCCCTTCGCAGACGACGGCGCCGCCCAGGGCGATCGTCCAGGCCGGCTCATCGCAGAACGCGCAGCGCAGCACCTCGGAACGGGCATCGGCGAGCAGGAACGGGGTCACGAGGGCGATGGCCTCGTTGGCCTCCCGCGTCGAGCGCCCATCGCGGCTGGTGACGGCCACCGCCTCCCGGTCGGGGGTCAGCTGCCAGGTGTAGCCCGCCCTGGCCACCCGGCCGACGATGGCCGCCTGGCCGCGGGCCGGTGGTTCCCCCGGCGTAACGCCCGTCATGCGGTAGGGCGCGTGAGCGGCCAGCAGCCTGCCAGCCTCCTGCCGGACCTCATGGTCCATGGCCTCAGCCGCTGCCCCGATCAGCTCGGTCGGCGCGATGAGAGGCGACTGCCCGGTCAGGCGGCCGGGGATGCGCTCGCGCCTGGCGGCGAACAGCTCGTGGTAGTTGAGCAGGTCGACCACCGCCGGCGCCCGCTTCTGTTGCTGCCTGGCGGGCCTCTGCGGGGCCCTGGACGGCTCCTGCGCCTTCCTGAGCAGGTCGCGCACGTTGGGCGGTCGGAACAGGGTCACTTCTTGGTCTCCTTCTTGGGCTCGGCCGGCTGCTTGTCGGTCAGCACGCGGACCGTGGAGGGCTTCTGCCCTCGGTCGGTGATCACGCGGATGGTTGGCATGGGTCAGTCCTTTCAGGTAGTCCGGCCGGGAGCTCCAGGGACGCCTGCCCTTTCGCTCCCGACCGGGGCCGAAGCGTGGCCGGACGTGCCGGCCGCATCTAGTAGCCGGGCTGCCCTGGGGTCGAGCAGCTCGATTGCCGTTCGCTGGCGCGGCCCGACCGTGATCAGGCAGCCGCCGTTGATCCCTGGCCGGTGGACGAGGTACTCGCGGCCGGATTGCCGCTCGGTGGCGCGGATTGCCTCGCCGGGGGTCATCCATTCCTTGCAGGCAGCGCAGCGGTGATAGCTCATTCCTGGTCGTCCCTTCCATGACGCGGCCGCAACAGCTGCTCGAAGATCAGGTAGAGCAGCAGGCAGCCGGCGATCAGGAACACCAGCGCGTCGACGCTCATGCGGCCGCCCTCCGCTGCCATCGGCGGATGCATGCGCCACGGTCAGCCGGCAGCGTGCAGCGGCGAGTCACGGGCGGGTTCGGCCTACTACCCGTCCCTTCCGAGGAACAGGTCGGGGTGTCCGACCTGTGCACGACAAGTGCACGGTCGGACTTGTGCACAGGGGGGGATATATAAGGGGGGGTGCACAAGTCGACCTGTGCACGACTAGTGCACGAGTAGTGCACGGTCACGACGGGTCCTCCGTGACCACTCGGTAGAGCTTCTGCTGACCATCGGCCACCGGTTCAAGCAGCCGTTGTTGGACCGCTTCCCCGAGGTACTTGTTGGCTGCCCGCTCCTTGACACGGCCGACCGTCATCAACCTGGCCAGCAGGTCCTTGCGATGCAGCTGACCGCCGGCATCGCGCACGATCTGGACGGCCAACATCGGCCCGGCGCCGGTCGACGGCTCGGCCACGTCGACGCACAGGTAGCCCTGCTCGCCGAGCGCAACCTGTAGGCGCTCGTCGAGCAGCGTTGACGACGGCGCACGCACCTTTTCGAACGTGAGGATGCGCTGGTGGGGAACGCCGGCGACCTTCTCGAGCCGCAGGATCGTCGAGGGCCAGCCCTCAAACATCCACGAGCCCGCCGTGCGCAGGCCGGTCACGTTGGCGTGGTGCACGACGATGGCCGCTTCGATGAGGTTGGCATTGAGCAGACGGTCGCACACGTCGAAGATGGCCCCAACGCTCTCTGGCTTGTCCGACGACTCGCCGCTGAACAGCCGATACCAAGGGTCAAAGGCCACGACCTCGGCGCCCGTGGCGCCGATCAGCATGCGCAACCGCTGCTCACCGTCAGGCAGCTTGAGGTCGGTCATGCGCGCGAACATCAGGTTGTCGGAGTCGAAGCCGGCACCGACGAGCTGCTGCGCGTGTGAGGCCATCTCGGCGATCGAGAGCTCGCCCTGAACGACCAGGACGCGCCGAGGCCGGTCGATTTCGAACCGGCCGAGGAACGGCTTCCCGGTCGCCAGTGGCCCGGCGAGGAAGTCGAGCAGCGTGGTCTTGCCGGCGCCTGACTTGGCGTAGACCAGCATTTTCCCGCCGCGGGTGAGGATGCCGTTGGCGATGACGTACTCCTCATCCGCGCTCGGGAGGGCGGCCAGCTCACAGACCGTCCAGACGCGCGGATCGAGCAGCCGGGGACGCTCGTACTTCTCCACGTCGAGCAGAACGGGCGGAGAGCCCGCCTCAGCCTTCGCTCGCTCGATCCCGTCCATGCGGCGGCGATGGCGCGGTTCGACGTGCATCCGGCGGTACTGCTCGTCCCTGGCCGCCACGGCCAGCGGGTCGACGGGCTCGTCGCTGAACCTCATTTCGCCCTGGAGGACCAGTACGGCCAAGTCGTTGTCGCTCAGCGTCCGAACGTCGACCGGAGAAGCCTCGTGCGCGCTCACGGCAGCCTCCGGCGCCGCTGCTCGCCGATGATGATGTTCGTCGTCTCGTTAATGAAGAGGGCCCACTGCGCAGCGCGGTGGGCATCGCCACGCGCCTTGGCCTCGCGCAGCTCGAACACCGCGGCGTTGATGGCCGATCGCAGGGCTTGGCGAGTGCTAGCATCAGGGCTGTCTGACGGCCCGCTCGGAGTGATCTGGGCGGGCTTCATGTTTGCCCGCCTTCCGCCGCCTGCCTGGCGGCCTCGTCGGCCCTGACGAGGGCCAAGACGGCTTCACGGATGCGAGGATCGAGGTCGGTAAGTCGCAGGACGCGCGGCTCGCCCCAGCGTCGGCGGGCACCCTGAAGGCCAGCCATGACCTTCACGGGGTCTTTGGTGGGGATCGCTCCCGGCATGTAGGAAAGCCTCCACGCAGGCGCACCTGCGGAACTTTCCCCGATGAGGTCGCGCTCGGCGACCGGGCCGGGTGCCTAGACGCCTATGAGTGTAGCAGCGCTGCTAGCGCTCTGGCAGCTGGATTCGCACACGCAGCGGGCAGTTATCGCAGATGGTGTCGAACGTCGTGTGCTCGATCGGGTCGTAGTTGCCTACGTAGTCTGCACCGGAACTGCTCGGATCCCGCCGAGCACGAAGGAACGAAGCATGAGCCAGGCGTTCTGGATGTCGCCGCGGTGTTTTGCCGCGCATGGCTCGCTTGGTGGGTCCGTAGTAGGGAAGGCCATCGCGGTCGGCATTTGGTTGTCGCGTTGCCGGCCCGGTGGTGAGCACCGTCATGCACCGTTTGGTGATGGTGATGACCATCTCTGCGACGAGCTGGTCGCATTGCGGGCAGCGCCAGGGGAGGACGGCATACCGAAGGCCCGCCTGCCAGTCCTCGACGCCCTCGGGCAGCGTGGCATGAGGCTCTCCGGCGATCGCGTAGTAGACGGATGTCACGTCAGGTACTCGGCCGGCAGGCGCCATACGAAGCGAGTCGGCATTAGGTCAGGGCCGAGCTCGATCCGGTCGAAGTAGACACGAAGCACGTTGTTGATTTCCCTCGCCGACCAGCGGTCCCAGTCGATGCGTTGAGGAACCGCGCGCAGCCTGGTCGTTGTCTCGACAATCTCCGCCTCCGCATCCAGCGCCGACAGTCGGCGGTCACGGTCGGCCTTGTCGATGATGCCGTTGACGAACAGGTCGATCACGCGCTCACGTCGAGCGCCAATGGCCTGCAGGCGTTCGCTGTCCTGCTCGTCCTGAAGGATGTCTACGTCCGGGTCAAAGCGGTCAGCCTCGGCTCGAATGGCCGGTAGAAGCTTGCTCTCGGCGATACCGAACGGTCGCGAATGTTCGGGATCGTGCCGTGATCGCCAGCACGTTACCCGGGGCGATCGTCGATCCATTGGGGTCATCGTGTTGCCGCAGTGACAGCGCAGCAGCTGATAGGTAATCCAGTCGGCCTCGGCCTTCGCCCCAGGTCGCGGACGACGGCGGGTCGTGAGACCTTCGCGTCGAAGCACGTCGCCGATCACCTTGGAGCTCCATAGGCGTCCCCGCCGCGTGCGCAAGCCCGCCTCGTTAAGCGCCCGTGCGACCGCGAATGCCGAGCCGGTGGCGCGATACGCGTCGATGATCGGCTGCAAGGGCTCGTCGGGGTTGGGCTCGAGCCGACCGTTGACCAGCCGGTAGCCGTAGGGCGGCAGGCCGAGCACGTCGCCTCGATCACGTCGAACGCGGAGAGCATCGGCGATGCGCTCGCCCGCCACCTCGGCCTCGAACTGCGCGACGCTGCTCAGGATGTTGGCCATCATCCGCCCCGACGCTGTTGATGTGTCGATGGAGTCGACCACGAGCCGGACGGGCACCTTACGCTCCGCGCAGACGTCGAATAGGTTGCTCAGTTCGGAGACCGACCGGCCAAGTCGCGAGAGGGAGTAGCCGTACAGCGCTGAGACCTTGCCCTCGCTGATCATTGACTTCAAGCGCATGTAGTCGGCGCGTAGATGCGTCTTGCCGGCTCGGCCCGATTTCGACCAGTCGGATAGGAGCACCAGGCGCTCGCCGTTGTCCCCGTGGCGCGCCGCGAGTGCGCGGACCTCGCGCTCCTGCACGTCCCAGCTCACGTGCCGATCGCTGGTGACCTTCGACTTGCGGATGTAGGCGACGGGCTGCTTGATCATGCGGCCAGTCTAAACCTTCACCGAGTACCACAGCGTGGTCACCTGGGACCGCCTGGCCTGTCTCTCTCGTCGGGACGATGAGCTGGATCTCCACGAGTCCCTCCGTGACGGTGATGCGTTCGACCAGCTCGGCGAGCACGGCGCCGCGAGCGTCATGCGACAGGACGGGCAGGTGCGCACGCAGCTCGGCGGCGGCCTGCTCCAGGTCCGCCATCCGCGCCCGGTGCGCGACCCGCGACCGGATCTCGATGAGCTCGTCGTCGATGAGTTTCCGGGCCTTGGCAGATCGCTCGAGCTCGGCCCGCGTTCCGGCGGCATCCCAGATGCCCTGCCGGAAGCCATCGCGCACACGCGCGTCCTCGGCGTCCAGCTCCGCGAGGCGCCGCTCCAGCTGGGCGATCCGCAGCTCCGGCTGATCGGTGTCATGGCCTTGGGCCTCGACCGCGGCGAGCGCGGTCACCGGATCCTGCAGGAAGGCCTCCACGACCGACCAGACGATCCCCTCTAGGCGCTTGGCGGTCCAGCCCTTGTTCGCGCAGTCGCGCAGTCGCTTGGGGTGGTGCCAGACGCCGCAGCGGTAGATGCGCTGGGACGAGGCATAGCCGGCCACGTAGCGCCGCCCGCACTTCCCGCAGACGACAAGGCCACGCAGGATGTTGAGCGGTCCGTCCGCGCGCTTGCGGGTGGCGATGTTGCGGCTGATCTGCAGCCGATGGGCCTGCTGCTCGGCCGGCGTGAAGATCGCGGGCACCGGGACCACCACCTCGCTGCCATCCCAGGCGTGGTAGACCCACTCGCCGGCGTAGAGGCGGTCGGTCAGCACCTTCCGTACCTGGTCGGGGTACCAGGTGTTGGGCAGGCGCCGCGAGCCCTTGCGCACGATGCCGAGCGTGTCGTAGCGAGTACCCACGCCGTGGAGGCTGAGCCGCTCGGCGATGCGCCCGGGCGTGATGCCCTCGAGCAGCCACTCGCTCATGCGCCGGCACCAGGCCACCTCGTCGGGCACGAGCACGTAGCGGCCGTCCTCGAGGGCGAAGCCGAAGGCGGCGATGCCGCCGTTCTTGCGGCCCTCGACCGCGGCGCGGTGCTTGGCGCCCCGCCGCGCGCGCTCGCCGATGCGCCGGCGCTCGATCTTGGCGAAGGCGGCGAACATCGCGAACAGGGCGTCGCCCTCGGCGGTGTCCTCGAAGCGGGCGCCGGTCTTGGCCACGTAGAGGGCGACGCCGCGCCCGATGACCTCGCGATAGACGACCTGGTAAAGATCGGCCTGATCACGGCTCAGGCGGTCGATGTCGTAGACGACGAGGGCCTCGTGTAGGCCCGCGGCGAGGGCCTGGCGGAGCCTCGACATCGCCGGGCGCTCGAGCGTCCCGCCGTGGAAGCCGTCGTCGGCGTAGCGTTCGATGGTGCCTTCCAGGCGCAGCGCGAAGGCCTCCAGCGCGGCGACCTGCGAGTCGATCGTCTGCTCGCGCTCCTGGCGCTCCGACGAGACTCTGGCGTAGAGCGCGATACTCACGCCGCCCGCCTCGCCTGGCCTTCACGGTCGGCGGCGATGATGGCCGCGACCCGAGCGAGGCGCTGCTGCCCGTCGCTCCGCTCGACCGCCGTCACCTTGACCTCCGTCGCCTGCCTTCCCCCGACCGGGGGCTGGGCATGTTCCCTCGGGGCGCGGGAGACATCAAGGTCCCTCATCGGACCCCTCCGACCTCGCCATGCAGGTCGCGGAAGTCGCCGAGTTCCATAACGACGAGGGCCCGCCGGCGGTATCCCGGGCCTGGGGCGTCGCCAACGATGAGGACGGGTAAGCGCCCGCCTGTGCGAGGGATGGCGCGCAGCCAGCGGTCGAGGCGTTCCGGGTAGGCGAGACCGCACTTGGCCTGGATCGCCAGAAGCGGGGTCAGGACATCCGCCGGGGCACCGTACTGGCCGACACGCCGACCGGCGAGCTCGGCCGCAAGAGTGCGTTCCCAGTCATTCCCGCGCCGGCGGTTAGAACGTCCGCGACGGCTGCGCTCGGGATCGATCACGCCGCCGCCTCCCGCCCGGTCCGGCTCGCGACGGTGAACGAGTCAGCGGTGCCGTGACCTGCCGTCCAGGTGGCGAACGAGAGCAGGCCACGGAAGGCCGACCACGTTGCCGGGTCTGGCCGCACGGCGCGGAACTCCCAGTGGTCGTCGGCGAGGTGGAGGACGCCCATGCCCTCGACCTGGCGAAGCAGGGCGGTCAGCCGCTCGTCGACGACGTCGTCGGCACCGACGAACTCGGCCATCGTGTAGGCGATCAGCTGCAAGGCATGATCGCTGTAGACGCCCTTGCCGGTCTTGTGGTCGACGACCCAGATCGAGCCGTCGCGGAAGCGGACCAGCGCATCGCAGCTCCCGGCGTATCCGAGCCCGAGGTGGAACACCTGGAACTCCGAGCCGAGGATCTCGGCGCCCGAGACGGCCAGCCAGTCGAGGTACTGGCGCAGCCTCGGCGCAACCTCGGGCGGCACCTTGAGCGGCGACTTGCCAGCTGCGGCCGCGTCGTGGACGGCCGTGCCGAGGTCGGCCGCTCGGTCGCGCTCGGCAGTCGCCGCCGTTCGCAGCTCGTGGCGCACGAGCTTCAGCTGCGCGGGGTCGCCGCCCGCGAGGCGCTCCGTCAGCGCCGGCCAGTTGTCGATGGCATGGCTGATGACCTGGTTGATCGTCCACTGGTGCAGCCCGTGAGGCAGACCGGCCATGCGCCGGATGCTGGTCACCGACGGCAGGTCGCGACCCTGCCAGCGGTAGAAGCGCAGGCCCGACTCGGGGTCGGTCCAGGCGTTCTTCGGGCCCGGCGCGACGGTGATGCGCGGCGCCGTCATGCCGCACCCACCGCTGCGCTACACACCAGGCACACCGGGTCGCTGGCGACGTCGCGGTGGCTTGCCTGGTGGGCACGGAAGTCCCGGCACCAGGCACTGCCGTCCGACCGGAGGATCGGAAGGGCGTCCTCGCGTGCCGGCGCGCGCGATACCGGGACGTGTACGACTGGGACGACTGGCTCTTCCCCGTCCAGTCGTACACAGTCATCCCCAGTCATAGTCGTACTGGACCGATTCGCGCGCGCGAGGACTGCCGGGCCGTCGTCCTCAGTCGTACCAGTCGTCTCGCCCTTCTGGACGACTGGACGACTGGTGCTGCCAGTCGTCTCGCCCTTCTGGACGACTGGACGACTGGCGCCATCAGGCAGTCGCCAGAGCGTCCGGCTGGGGAAGCCGACCCGCTCGATGCGCACCCGCAGCGCCCGCGCGGCTGCGTAAGTGTTGGCGCGCGAATGGCCGCGCGCGCGCATCGCATCCTGGACCGCCTTGGCCGCCAACGGCTCGGCGGCGAGCACGTCGCGCAGCGCCTCTTCGGCATCGACGATCTGCTGGTGCTGCTCGCGGGTGCGCTCCATCAGGTCGCCGACCGACGTCTCAGAGGTGCCCAGCCAGGCGGCGCGGCTGACTGTCATCGCGAATCCCTCCACCGGGGGCGCTCTCGATGAGCAGCCGGAGGGACGGAGGCTTGGCCTCGTAGTTGGTCTTGACCACGCCGAACACGCGCGCCCGGTCGTCGTCCGACTCCACGTCGGTCGCGATCGCGAGCACCATCCGCGCGGCGCCCGCCAAGCCGCCCAACGAACCAGCGCCGCGGTTGAGCGCTGACTGGCCGATGCCCTTGTTGAAGTGGCGGATGACCAGCAGCGCGCAGCCCATCTCGCGGGCGAGCTCGGCGAGCGGCGTCATCAGGGCACCGCGCACTTCGTTGTCGCTGATCGCGCGCACCTTGCCCTCGAGGTAGCTCATCAGCGGGTCGAGCAGGACCAGGCGCGGGCGGGTCTCCTCGAGCAGCTCGCGGAAGCGGGGCAGGTCGCGCGGAAAGAGCAGGTCGGCCGCCACGAACATGACCCGTCCGGCATCGCCACCGGCTGCCTCGATGCGCGGCCGCACCTGCGTGGCCGGGTCGTCCTCCTTGGTCACGTAGAGGACCGCGCCCGGCTCGCCGACCGGTGCGCCGTCCGGCCACTCGGCGCCGCGGGTCAGGCGAGCAATGAGGTCGGCGACGATTGTCGACTTGCCTTCGCCCGGGTTGCCGTCGAAGAGGGTGATCGCGCCGACCGGCAGGAAGCGGTGCCATAGCCAGCGCACGGCCTCTACGGCGACGTTGCCCAGGTTGAGCACCGGGATCGGTGATACGGCAGCGATGGCATCTTCGACCCGCCGACCACGCTGCGGTGGGCCCAGCCGCTCGGCGATCTTGGCCATCGCCCGCTCGAAGTCGGCGCGCAGCTCGTCGACCGCCTTGGTCACCTCGAAACGCGGCGCCACCTCCGCTTGGACGAGGGCCCATAGCTCGTCGTCGCCGAGGCCGGCGCTGTAGCGCGAGGCGATGTAGTCGCGCATCGTGGCGTAGCGCCGACCCGAGGGGATCCGCTCCGGCAGCACGAAGCCGCCGCCGACCTTGATCAGCGACTCGGCCGCCAGGCGCCGCCGGCCGTGCGATGCGACGGCCGCCGCCACCCACGCCTCAGGCAGCGGCGCGATCGACCGTTCGGGAAGCGCGACGTATGGCCGCCCGGCGATCGATGATCCAGGTCCGACCAGGTAGCCGCGGCCGGGCCAGCGGACGGTGAAGCCGAACAGCTCGTCACCGGGCGGGATGTGGACGTCGGGCGGCCAACCGTAGAAGGCGTGGCGGCCGCCAGACGGCGTCGCCGTCGCCTTGGTCCGCGGCAGGGCGCCGTGCTGGTTGATGAGCTCGGTCAGGCGCTCCTGCCACGGCCGCTCGCGACCGTCGCGGCCGTCGTCGAGGTCGAAGCCGAGCACCGGCTGTGCAGCGTCTTCGGGCCAGTCATGCCGTAGTTGCCGGCCGAAGGCGCCGACAGCTGGGTGCGAACCCAGGCCGGGTCGCGCGCGGCGTTCTTGAAGCCGCGCTCGGTCACCGGCACCTTGCTGTCGACGCCCAGGGCGAAGACGGCGAAGCCCAGCTCGACCTGCTCGAGCGCCGCGGCAACAACCTCGGGCGAGGCGCCCATCTCGAGTGGGGGAGGCCGACTAGAAGGGGAGGTCTTGCTTTGGCTGCGCCTGCGCGAGCCGCTGGCGCAGCGTGTGTGCGCCGTTGACCTGCGGTGCCGCAGGCGGCGTGACGACCGCTGGCGTTGGCTGCGGCGGAACGGCAGCCGGCATGGCCGACACGTTCTCGACCTTCAGCCAACCGTCTTCGTCGCGGCGGATCGTGACCAGCGCCTGCCGGCCTACCAGGTCGGCAGCCTCGAAGGATTGTCCGACCGCCGGCGCTCGGCCGCCCAGGAGAGCGGTCAGGTAGCCGTACATCTTGGACTTCGGGCCAGACGCGACCGACGTGGACGCCCACACCAGGCACGCATCGTCGGGTGCGCCTTCGATGGCGAAGACCCAGTCGAGGAGGCTGAACTCTTCGCCCGTCCGTGAGTTGGTCGCCGGGCGGGGCCCCTCGATGGCGACGAGCGTCGCCTGATAGGCGCCGTCGGGACCACCGAACGCGCCCTCGCGCTTGCCTTGACTGACGGTGATGAGAGCCACGGGTTCGTTCCCTTCCTGCGTCTCCGCTGCGCTGCTATGCGGCGGTCGGCGGCTCATCCGCCGTCCGCGCTTGAGAGGAGATGGCGGCGCGCACTCGCGACGCCGCCTGGAACCACGCCTCGCCGCGCGTCTGCAGCAGCAGACGGCGCGTCAGGCTGGTGGAGTGCCTGTCCGCCTGCGCGAACCAGCGCTGGCCCTCGGCCTCAAATGCGGCCGCGAGGGAGCCGAGATCTCGATCGCTGTCCTGGCCGGCTCGCCTGATGGCGTCCATGAGCAGGACCTCCGCCTGGCTGCGAGGGCGGCGGCGCTGGGCAAAGGCCAGCTCGCGCAGCCGCTCGTTGAGCTCGTCCGGGACGTAGACGGTGTAGTCACCCACGGCAACGAGCGTGGACCAGAGGGAGCGGGCAGAAACAGGGGTGCAATCCGGTGTCTTATGGGCACTTATCTAGGTTTCGCACCGGTGCGATACCCACGCCCATCGCCTACGGCGGGGGCGGGCCGTAGCGGCGCAGGAGCTTGCGCAGGTGGTCGGGATCGATGCCCCGCTCGCCGTCGAGGCTGTCGAAGACGCGGGCGACCGAGCGGTACGTACAGGGCTGCGTCGAGCGCGAGCAGGCATCCCGGTAGCGGCCCCAGAAGAGCTCGGGTGTCCAGCCGGGTCGACCCGGTCGCCGCGGATGGCTCGTGATGGCTGACCGCGCACCTGGCGCCGCGACGCGCCCACCATCGATCGAGGTCCCGTCGTGCGCGGCAAGCTCCTCTACCGTCGGCGCGTGCGGCGAGAAGATGTTGTGCAGGTCGAGCCAGTCGATGCTCGAGGTGATGCGGTCGACGTACTCGCGGAACTCGTCCAAGTCGGGCTGGCGGTCCTGGCAATCCACGAACCGCAGGTACAGGCCGCGCACGATGTGGTGATCGAGGTCCGGGCGGTCTTCTTCTACTTGGATGATGTCGGCGCGCATCAGCAGCGAGTCGAGCTTGCGCACGGGAGGTTTTCCCCCTCCGGTTGCGTCCCCCTACAGTGATGCCCGGGGAGCCCGGGCCGGCCGTCGCGGGTAGACCGTCGAGCGATCCAGCATCCCAGATAGAACAGGCGTTCGATAGCCACCTATCCACGAACTTCGTCCACGAGAATGACGGCCGGTGTGGACAGGCCCGAGCGGGCGTGCGTAGCAGGAAGCGCACGACTCTCCCCACGCGCCACGGCGTAGCGCGTAATCTCGGCGTTATGGTTCAGCGCTTCCGGCCGCCGCTCGGTATGTCGCCGCTGCGCAAGACAGCGACGGGCTACGAGACCAAGATTGCGCTGCTACGCGACGAAGACGGCACCTTTGGCCGCGAGTGTCCTAACCCCGACTGCCGGAACTACTTCAAGCTCTACGAAGACGAGTTCCTGGCTGCTCCGGGCAGCCAGCTGACCTGCCCGGCCTGTGCCCACACGGGCGGGGTCGACGCCTTTGGCACCCTCGATCAGGTGCACCGCATTCAGGCCGGCCAGCGGCAGGCGGTGGAGGCTATGGCCCACGCCGCGATCGCCGACTTCCTGCGCGACATGGGCGGACGGACCGTCAAGGGCAAAGGCTTCAGCCTGACCTACAACACCACCATCTCGCCGCCGCCTCCGACGCGGCCATTGCCCACCTACGAGGAGCGCGCCACGCTGCGCACGTTCCACTGTCCCAACGGCCACCGGGCAGTCATCTACGACCTCCTGGCCGCCTGCCCCTACTGCGGGCCGGATACACCGCCGCGCGCCATCTTCGACGATAACCTCGCCGCGACCCTTCGTCAGCTCGACGACGCCGACGCGATGTCGCCTGAGCGGATTGCCGGCGGTGCGCAGACGGCAGCCGTCGAGGACGCCCTGAAGCGGATCGTCGCGGCGCTCCAGAACCTTGCCAAGCAACTCCACGCCCGGGCCGACGTCGTGCAGCCTGGGGACAACCCCTGGCAGAACGCCGAGCGGTTACGCAAGCAGTGGAAGAGGAGCTTCAAGGCCGACCCGCTGAGGGGCCTGGACGAAGAGACGGTCAAGGTAGTGAAGCTGATGTTTGCCCGCCGGCACGCGCTGGAGCACAACGGCGGCGTGGCCGACGCGCGCTACATCAAAGAGACCGGCGAGGGCACGCTGAACAGACGCATCCGCGTCCGCTCGGCCTTCGTCCGTCAGGCCATCGAGGCCACACGGGCACTGGCCGATCAGCTACAGGCTTCGCTCTCCGGGCGTCCGTGACCGACCTCGAGCGGGCCTGGGCTGAGCTCGACGAGGCCAACGCCTGGCTCGGATGGCGCGTCGGTGATCCCTACCTCCACGAGGAGATGGCCTCAAACCCATGGGAGCAGTACGCCTACGACCCGACTGAACGTCCGAAGGCGGGCGGCCGGAGCCGCGAGTGGACGGCCGTCGGGCGGGGTGAGGTCGATGTCGTCCGCGAAATGGCGCGCTGTCTGCGGGAGATCGGTGCGGGTAGGGCGCCCAGATAGAGCGCTCCAAGACCCGTCCCCGCGTGCTCAGGCCTGCGCGGCAGTCCTTTCCCAGAGCCGGGCCACGAGTGTGTCAACCTGCAGTTCGAGGGAATCGAGGGTGTTGGTGGCGCCGCTAGCCACCGCCGCCGTGCATCGCTTCGCCTGATGCGCGAGGCCGTTGTGTAATTCATTGCTGGGGTCGAATTGCGGAAGATCGACAAGGTCCAGAACCTCGCCGTGCGCTTCGCTGGAGATAGCCGAGTTGATGCGTGTACGAGCTTGGCTGCTGTTCAGAACGGAGCACACATAATGGGCTTCGTCCTCGTCGTCGAAGCCAATCATCATTACCTTTCCGTTCGGTACAACTGTTGCCGCCCACCCGCTGACGTCGAGCGTCGATACGACCGCTGCCTCGAAGTTGCGTGTCGTTCTCTTCCAAACGACCTTCCAACGAGCAAACGTATAGGGGCCGATGTCGTAGAGTGCATAGTAGGGATTAGCTCGTCCCCATCTGCGGTGTATGGGCCGAGTTTCTAGCTCCGCCTTGAACGAGCCGAGGTATGCGTGCGCTTTTGGGAAGTCTCGCCGCATGACTTCCTCGGGAATCGGCCTTATGCCCGTCTCATGTGTGTGGGGCACCAGATAGAGGCCGGGCGAGACGGCTCTCCAACGCGTGATGCTTGCGCCAGATACGTATGGAAACAGCCGGGAGGTCTCTATCTCGGCGATTCGGGACTGGACGGGCCTTCGAGCTCGGTCCCGGATATTCTCAACCAGTATTCGCCCGCCAGTGGGGGCTCCAAGGGGACGAACCCGATACACACTCTCCAGCCCTGTCTCGACGCCACGCCGCGCGCGGTAGGGGGAAGTGGCTATCCGCTCCTCGTCCGGCAGGTGGGCGTCTGAGATCGTCCAGAATGACCCACGTCTTCCGGAGTTCGACGGTCGAGCTTTTAGCTCGCGGGCTGATGTCCGCTCACGGACGGTCGCCAGCGAAGCTGAGTCGCGATCAAACCGTCCAGAAGGCGTCCATACCCTATAGGGCACCGGGTATGCCGTCTCTTCACCTCGGACCGCCACGAACGTTGCGGTCTTGTTTGCAGCTGACTTGAATGGTCGCACTCGCACCCAGTCGTCGACGCTCTTGACGCCGATCGGCACACCTCCAGGTAGCTGCCATTCCCTAAATTCGTCAGCGGCGGTTGACTGGAAGAGAGTCTGCGTTATCACGAATCCGAGGCGACCGCCATTCTTAAGGTAGCGATCTAGGCTCACATACACGAAGAGCGCACTCAGGTCTTTACCAGCAGATCCCAGGCGCCGCATAGTCGACTCCCCACCTGCGGCCAAGCGATAGACGTCGACCATTACACGCTTGACTTCTTCGCGATAGGCCGGGGGGAGCGTTGTCCAGAAGACCCAAGGAGGGTTGCCGACAACAAAGTCGACGCGGTCCTGGAAGACGGGGGCGAAGGAATTGCGAATGATGCTGGCCCAGACCCCATCGGAACCAGACCTCGCGAGCTCGTCTAGGTAAGCGTAGAGGTCGCGGTGAAGCGACTCATGCTGGATGCGAATGCCCCTCGCGGCCAGAGCGCTCAGGAATTCGTCAGGGCCTACTTCGTTCTCTATCGACGTCCGCAGGATATCGGAATAGGCGGCCATGGTAGCGCGATCGACCGTGACATCTCGAGGCACGACAAGTGAGCCGACAGATGTCCTCAATTCAAGGGCCTTGCCCAGTCCCCCGGCGAATAGCCCACCGTATTCCACCGGGGTGAGGACGGAATCACATAGGTAGACCGGAAGCTCTATGGCCATATCGGGCCGAAGCAGATCTCGCACGGCTATGAGGTAGTTGGTTCGCGCAGCCATGACCGCAAGAGGGCTGAGGTCGAAGCCGGTTACGCCCTTGAGGATCTTTGACAAGAGCGCTTCCTCGTCAAGGCCGGACGTTTCGATGTTTGCCGAAAACCAAGCACGAATGCGAGAGATCGCAACCACCAGGAACGTGCCCGAACCGCATGCGGGATCCAAAAGCGTAACGTCAGGGTTCCCGTCGTATCCGACCTGATCCAAGACGAACTCGGCGAGCCAGTCGGGGGTGTAGTACTCACCGAGGCGATGCCGGAGCGCACGCGGAAGGAGCCTCTGGAAGAGATCCTTCATCAGGTCGCGTGCGGTGATGGGTGACACCTCTACAACCTCTGCGGAGTACTCCGCAGCCGTTTCAGCCGCGTGCCTGAGGGCGGTGCCGAGTTCGGGCGTCGGCGTCGAGACATACCAAGAAAAGACGCCGGGGTCGATGGCATTGACTGCTCCTGTCGACGCCGTGAGCTGTCCAGATTCGAGCGCTTCGAAGCCTGACCAGACGTCGCCGCGTTCAGTAAGCCGCGATAGGAGCCGCTCGCCCGTGACGCCCTCGAGAACCACGAGGCAAACGAGCTTGGAGACGATCCCGAAGTACGTCTGGAGGGCGAATAGGACTTGAGGTCTGCGGGCAACGTCAGGTGGTACGCGCAGTGTTGTGCAAAGTGCAAGCCAGTCCGGGACGTCAAGCTCGGCGGGTAGGCCGGCGGCATTAGCAAGGTCGAGCGCCCACTGGGAGAAGAGGGTCTGGGCTCGCGGCGAGGGTTCGCGACTGGTCAAGACTCCAACGAGGGCCGCGACGACCTGTTGGGCAACAGCGCTCTCGGGCCCGAAGTCCTCGGCGAGGTTTTCCGCCATCAATCCTCGGCCTGTGGAAAGTGATTCCAGAGTGGCCACAAGTGCGTTGAGAGCGTCTACGTCAACCGGACGCGGACGCGACACCTGCCACTGATCGGCGGAATACGAGACGTAGATGACCCACGAGCCATCAAACGCGCAGCCGGCAAGTCGCTCGAGCGGTAGGCGAGCCCCCTCAGACAAGCCTCGGAGGTATTGCTGGACCTGGGTGACGGCGTGGCGGGTGGCCGAGTGCATGACCGAGGGTCGCAGAGAACCCGGCGGCTCGAATTCGATCACGAACCGGTTGTAGACGGCATCGGCCCGACCGAAGGTGAGCAGGGGTGCGTCCAGTTCATGGGCATCGGCTGCAGCCGGGATGGCGAGCCGAGCCTCGTCGCGAGCGGATGAGCGAGCGCCTCGGGCCCTCAGAACATCTGCAAGGACCGGTTGAACTTCACCTCGCAGCGTGGCCTCTGGTGCTTGGGATCCCACTGCATGCTCACGACCGCGAGCGACCGCTGCCAGCAGCAGCGCACCGTCATTGCTCTGCATCACTCTCGAGCAACTTCTGGACCGGTCGGGACGAGGCTTGCTACGTGTCACCAGCCGTTCGCGAGCTTGGCCTCGTCAAACGACGTGTAGACCGACAGGAACACCGGGGCGCCGGTGAATGACAGAGGCGACACCGGACCAGTGAGCATGAATGGATACTCGGAGGGCCGGATAGCGGCCGGGTCGACGAACGACCGATACAGGTCTAGGGCCGCCGGGTCACTGATCGTTTCGCGCAGTCGCTGGAGCTCCGTGCCGGCCGTAAGGCCGTAACCGAAGGCGCGCACGCGCAGCTGTGCGTATATTGCCCGCCTCAGGGAACTGATCTCTTGTGTGATGAACATCCATCCTAGCCCGTACTTACGTGTCGTCCGCACGTAGTCCACGAGCCGATCAGCGAGAAGCTTAGTTTCGTCCTCTTCGGCAGCCTCGGCGGCGAAACGCTGTGCCTCGTCGAACACAACAAGTGCGTTCATCCGGCCACCTTTCTGAAAGAGCTGTTCCGCGCGCAGGTTAAGAATCGAACAGACCTCTCGGAGAATTCGCGCCTTTACCGAGGTCGTCTCGAGAAGACCACCGCCCGCCCCGCCCGAGAAGTCGATTATCACGAGCGGTCGCGGTCCGCTTGTAGATAGCGCTTCCTCGAACACAGTAAAGATGCTGGTCCTCCTGTTTCCCGATCGGTTCGTCGGGGCAAACAGTGAGTGGAGAGGCCGGAAGAACTCAGCCGCGATTTCGAACTCCGTCGTTGATGTTAGAAGCGAGTTGATCGCTCCAACCAGCCTCGCCTGCGACGTGGTGGATGAATAGATGCGTTGAAGCGCCAGTTGGTCGTTCACGAGGTTGGAGAGAGCGTCGCGCAGCACGTCATCCGCAGGTCGGTCGTCCCAGCCGGTGAGGCCACGGAGGATGCGCGCGAGCTCGGCGACCGCGGAAGCGCGATTCTCCTCTCCCTTGATCGTGAGGATGTCGCGAAGGAGGCGCGTCGGCTCGAGCAGATCGGCCAGCAGGCCAGCGTCCTGCCGCAGCCTCAGGTCGTTCGCGATGCCATACGTCCGCACAACGCGGCCCCTGGACTCTGCCCACTCCTGCAGCGAGAACGGGAGGCCCTCCTCGCTCGTGAACTGGCCTTGGGGATCCATCACGAGGATCGACAGCTGTGGGTGGGTGAGCTGCGCCGCGATCACGTACGTCGCCAGGGCCGATTTCCCGCTGCCTGTCATGCCGAAGATGCCGGAGTGATAAGCCTCTCCCGCCCCACCCTCATCAGCGGGTCCGAAGTGCCGAAGTGTCAATGGCAGGCGAACGTTGCTCTTGTAGATGCGACCGAGGTACGTGATCTCGCCGACATGCCTTCGTAGGAGCTGGGTCAGGAACTCGTCGGACACCGGGGCCACTGCAGCGCCGGTCGTCGGAGACATGGTGAGCGCTCCGCCTGCCTCGACCGGTGGCTCGCCAATGGATGGATCTGGGGCTTCGGCCAAATAGGCGGCTTGCACGAGCACCTCGGCAGTTCTCACATCGCCGACGGCACTTAGGTGGGGGAGCGAGCCATGCTTCTTGAGAACGCCTCGCATGTTTGGGTCCTCGTGCCACCGGTTGGCGGTCTCGATTTCGGTGACCGTGCCGATTGCAATCAGGGTCTTGTCCAGCATCGGGTGAGTCAGGTAGACGAGACTTCCATGCAGCGGGGACCCAGTCGCGTTCTCGAGTATGTCCACGGTCGCCTTCGCAGTCGTGCTTGGTGAACCGACTAGCCCAACCGGATCGTTCATCAGACTCCCTCGGTGCGGTAGGACCGGATCAAGAACTCGGCAATTTCGGGCCGGCCGAGGCCGCTGAGGGCCAGTTGAACGGCCGATTGCATGGCGCTAAGACCCAGTCCCACTGATTTGGCCATGACATCGGCCAGGTATTGGGGATATGGCTCCCGCACGAAGGGCCCGGTGATCTGCGACGAGATCGTGGCGCAGATGGTGTCCAGTACCTGCTCGTCGAGGCCGGCCTTCAGCTCGATGCGGAAAGCTGGTGAGGCCTCATCGGGTTTGAAGTATGTGAACTCGACAGCGCGCTGCTTGAGCGGGACGATGGAGTTCTCGAGGGCAGCCGCAATCGCATCATCCTGTGGCTCTCGCGAGTCGAAGTGGAGCGACGACCATGGGTCTCGCGGGACCTGCTGACCAACGAGCAACTCACCCGGTTCAAGCAACAGGCCCATGAGGTGCTTGTCGTCTCCGGGAATGTCGGTGCCCACCCTGCTTTGCAGAGCTTCGGTTACGACTCGCGACGAGTCGTACTTAGGCATCGCAATAATCGATGGTTCGAGACACGCTCGGGTCAGAGCCGCCACGGTGTCGAGCTTCTGCCACATGCGCTTCGCCTCTCGGCGGACATCGCTGGAGAGCGCGGTCAGGGCGGAGTTCAGCTGGATGACGAGCGTGAGATGCGAGCCGTCGAGGATCTTCAAACGGTGCGGCGCGCCGGCGAGGATCGCAAGCTCCTCGGCAACCATAACTCCTCGCGCCAGCCGCTCGACGTCCATGTCGTGTTTGGCAGGCAGCGCCCACCACTGGTATTGCGGCGATTCCCATGACGTGGTCTCGTCAGAGAGGCCCTCGACGCCGACGGCGACGGCGAGGGCGAGATCGACAGCAGCGGTCCTTTCGACCGCGAATCCGCCATCTACACCGGCGACCGTCACCGGTTGTGCCTCGCCTGCCTTCCTGATCAGCCCGGACTCCTCCAAGCCCGCCCGAAGCTGGTCGCGCTTGTCAAGCGCAGGCGCGAGCAGTGCCGTCACTGTCGCAACGACATCATCGCTGCCGCCGAGCAGATCGTGGAGCAGGTCCTCGGGCAGGCGAGCGTAGCCCTCTTGCCCGATGGTCACTTGCTCAGCCCCACAGCCGGTAGGACTCACGGGCGAACGACTCGTAAGTCCTGTCGGTCGATGCGCGGGGGAGGAACCATCGCTCGCGGAACCACGAGGCGAGTTCAGTGGCTGGATGGTCGAAGTAGGCCAGCTCTTCTTCCTCGCCGCGCAGAACAGCTGCGGCATTGGCGGCGAGCGGCACGACGTAGATGTCGCGCTTCACTCCGTGGCAGTTCCACTCAGACGACAGTCCAACGTCAGCCAAGCACTTCTTAATCACTTCTCGCCGGTTCCGGAAGCCGCCTCCTCCGCCCCATTTCGCGTGTCGAGCCGTCGGGGTGCAGAACTGCAAGGCGTAGTCGCGCATGGCGGTGTAGATGCCATTGCTGAAGACCAACTCGCCGGTGCCCTGGGTTGCTCCCGCGCGGACATACACGAGACGGCCGCGATACTTCAAACGGTTGTATATCGACGACCGGCCCAGGGCTGATGCGGTCGTCAGCATGGCCAGACCTGAGCCGGACTGTCGCGCCGAAATCAGCGTCTGCCGGTTAGCGTACTTCCCGAGGAATGTGTGACGAACCTCGTTACTGGCGGCCAGCAGGGCGACGAGCTTGCCAACAAGAAGGCTGGAGTACGGAGGCACGGCCCCCAGGACATATGCGTCCATGATGAGACGGAGGCGCTCGCGGCGCTGAGTTGCGCTCCAGCCGATCCAGCCGTCCCGGTCATGCAACGCATAGACGGGATCGCATAGTCCGATCAAGCCCACGAGCTTGTTGTTCGACTCATCGATGACGAGGAAGCGAAGTCGGCGACCGTATCCGCGTGACGTTGGGATACTCCAATGAAGCCGGGCGTACCTGAACAGGGCTTCGCCCTCACTGTGACGCTCCACCTCGACGAGGCGGGGGGCGAACGCTTCGGGGCGGACCTCCGTCCCCTCAGCGATGTACGAAAGCAGTCGGGACTCTTGTCGGCGTAGGCCTGATTCGGCCTCCTGTCTCGACTTCGCAACGGCCTGTACGTGAAGTCGGCGCGCGTCGTCCTTGGACGACAGGCGCGGCGGCAGGAGTCTGCCGTCCTCGACCAAGAATCCTTGCGCTCCGAGCGTTTCCAGAATGAGCGAGCGGAGTTGGGCCCGCCACTCCTCGCGATCGGTTGAATGGCCCAGCGGCATCATTGGTACGGACGATACCGGACAACAGGCGCTCCGACTGGCCTCTAGCGCTGGGCGAGTCGTTACTGCACGGCCACACCGAGGTCGTGGTGGACAGCCCGCCTGCTGGGCAGCCAGAGCGCTAGCGGCACGTCGTCTGACCGCGCGTGCGCCAGCAGGTCGCTCGCTCGCATCTCGACCGTGGCCGGGTTCGAGGCCGACATGACGTACTGCCAGCCGATGCCGCCTGCCGAGGTCTGATTGCCCGCCGTGTTGTTGGTGGTGTCGATCAGCCACGTGGTCGGCTCCGGGGAGCCTTCCCGCCAAATGCGCCCGCGCAGAGTGGTCGGACTCGATCCGAGGGTCTGGAGCTTCAGCCAGTACCACGCGCCCGCCACGAACGGGATGCCGGTGTCGGTGGTGTTCACGATCGTCGCCGTCGTTCCGGAGGTCCGCCTGACCAGATAGAGCTGGATGTTGCCGTGGGTCGCGCTGACCAGCGCCCGGAGCTGGTAGTTGGTCTGTTCCGACAGCACTCGGCCCATGACCGCGATCTGGTAGTCGCCCGTCAGCGGAGCGAGATCGGCGCTCCAGCGACCCATGATCAGCGCGTCGCCCATCCCCAGCCCGGTGACGTACTTGTACCGCGCGTTCGCGTTCGAAGCCGAGGCGATGAAGCCGTAGCCCGCGGTGACCCCGCCTGCCGGTCCGACGCTGCTGTACGCGCCGCCCACGTCCATCGACCCCCAGCCTGACCCCGAGGCGATCTCGCGGAGGTAGTGATCGACTGCGACCCGGCTCACGTCCGGGTGTACTCGATCAGGACGCCTGCCAGGAGCGCCGTCTGGGTCAGGGTGTCGTTGGCGTGCGCTCCGAGACGCGAGGCACGGAACAGCATCAGGTTGCCGCCCGCCGGGGAGCCGCCCGGAGTGATCGCCGGCGTCGAGCCGCTGATCAGGACCTGATACGCCGTCGCCGTGCCGGCGTCGTCCACGGCCTGGGCCGTGCCCCATGCCTGGTCGAGGGTCTGCGCGTCTGCGTAGCCGCGCGCTTGCAGCTGCCAGCGGCACGTCTGCGTGCTGCCGGTGGCGATCAGCCAAACGAAGCGCGCCGTGATCGTCCCGCCGTTGTAGTCCGCTGGCATCACGGTCAGGAACGTCGCGTCGGTCTGGCTGCCGTCGGGGAACTCCGCCACGACAGCGTTCTGCCGGTTCGTTGGTCGCTCGATCTGGGAGGGGCCGCTCGCGCCGCTGGTCAGGTGCGGCAGGAGCGCGCCCGCCGGGACGAACATGACCCCGAGCTTCGGGTTCGCCGGGGTGCCGTGGCGATGGTCCGAGCGCGCCACCGTCGCCGCCGTGCCGTCGGCCGAGGCCGCCCCGAAGCTCGTCTGCGCCTGCACCGCGCCGAAGGCCTCGCGCGCGTGGCGGTGGTCCGAGCGCGCCACCGACGCCGCGCTGCCGGCACCTTGAGTGTCGCCGACCGCGCTGGCCACCGGGTTGCCGAAACCCTCCCGGGCATGGCGGTGGTCAGATCGGGCGATCGTCGTCGCCGAGCCAGCCACTCCGGTATCGCCCACCGCCGATGCGACAGGGCTGCCAGACGCCTCTCGACCGTGTCGGTGGTCGGTGCGCGAGTAGTCGGACGACGTGCCGTGGCTCGTCGCATCACCGACCGCGCTCGTCGTCGTGCCCGTACCCGGCGTGCCGCCACCACCGCCCGTCCCAGTGTCGACGATGGGCGCTGATGATCCCGCGCTCGCCGACGCCACACGCTCGCCCAACGTCGCGAATGGCCGGTCCAGCGCGAGCGTGATCTCGGGCGTCTCGACGCTCCTCGACCACTTGCTCGTCACCTCGACGACGCGCGACACGAACGAGGTGCCGTCGCTGCGCACCAGGACGAGGTCGCCGAGGTCGAAGTCGCGACCGTAGCCGAACGAGCCGTGCTGGTGCATCACCGCCTCGATCCGCCGCTCCGCTCGCGCGGCGGCCAGGAAGGCGTCGCCACGCTGCTCGAGCAGAGCGGTGTTGCCGAGATCGACGTCGCGCGCGTCGACGAAGGCCTCCCGCCGCGTCAGGCCGGTCGGCTCGGCGCCCGACCAGCGGAGGACGACGTCGCGCTCGGCGCCCTCGCCCTGCCCGGCGACGATGGCGAGCGTCTTGGAGTCGGTCGCGTCGTCGAGCCGTTCCCAGCTCTCGAGCGTCTCGAAGGCGAAGTCGAGGAACACAGCTGCCGAGCGGTCGACGCCCTCGACGACGTCGAAGGTGATGGTGTCGCTCGCTCGGTCGTAGGTCGTGCTCCAGCCGAGCCCAGCGATCATGCCGATCTGGGACAGCAGCTCGGCGAGCGCCTGGTAACGCCCCTGGGTGGTGATCGTCGGGCCGCGCAGCGTATCGGCCGCGAGCGCCAGGCCCGGGATCTGCCGGGCAGCGGCGGCCGAGGGACCGGCGTTCGCGGCGACGTAGTGCTTCATCGCCGTCTCGGCGCTGACGGCGACCACCCGGTCGTGGGCCTCGCCGACCGGTGGTACGACGCGGCGCTCGGCGAGCGCGGCGCCCTCGATCGAGCGGCCCATGACCGACATGGCGCGCCCGCTGCCCTCGCGCGTCGCGTCGACGAGCTCGACAGCGTAGAGCTCGCCGCTGGCCGGCAGGAAGATCCACCGGCCGAGAGCGATGTCTGAGGCATACAACCGGCGACGGTCGATCTCGAGGCTGAACGAGTCGATGCCCCAGAAGCGGCGAACGGTCGAGAGCGTCGCGTACGATGGGTCGAGCCGACCGACGACGGCGCGCGTCTCGTCGAGCAGGTAGACGCCACCGACCATCAATCCGCGTCCACCCAGACGCCGGAGCGGCGGACCTGGACCGACGTCGCGTCGACCCACGCCCCGGCGCGCCGGACGAAGACACCCTCGGCGCGCACCCACACGCCGCCCCGCCGGACCCAGGCGCCGCTGACCGGGTCGTAGTTGGCCACGTAGCACCCAATCGCCTTGCGCTGGCCCGTGTCCGGGTGGCGCGTCCAACCGTCCATGCTCCCCGGCCACGTGGTCCGCTTGCGCTCGATGTGGTCGCCGCCCGACCGGCACGTCACCTGATGGCCAGCGTTGGGGTTGCGCGAGAAGCCCACATAGAACGTGACGCCGGCGTCGAGCTCGACCGGCGTAAGGAGATCCGCCTCATAGCGGGATACGTTGCCGGCGCCCCACGTCTGCTGCGCGAACGTGACCAGCCCCGACTGCCCGAGCAAGTCGTTGCCCGATGCGCTCGATCCGCCCTTGGCCCAGATGCACAGTCGCGCGCTCGAGCTGCCTTCGTAGCCCGCTGCCCACACTCCGACGCGCGTGATCTTGCCGCGCTCGGGCATCGTCTGCTCTTCGGCCTCTTGGTTGATGCTCCCACTGTAGGCGTGTGCGAACCCTGAGCTGGGCTTGGAGGTGTCGCCGATGCTGGGCACGTTCTAGCCCTTCACCCAGACGTCGCCATCGGCTGGACTCGTCGGCGTGGATGTGCCGACGTAGATCTTGAAGCTGCCCGACGTGTTGGGCGTGATGCGGGCGTCGGGCGACCCGACCGACGCCGGCGTGGGTGCCCCCGGCGTACCGTGCCGATGATCGGAACGGGCGATCGTCAAGGCGGTGCCGTCGGCCGCGGCCTGCCCGTAGGCCGTCTGGGCCTGCGCGGCGCCGAAGGCAGGCATTCCGTGGCGGTGATCGCGCCGTGCCGCCCTCGAAGCGGCACCCGTCGCGGCGGCATCGCCGACTGCCTGGTTGACCGGAACCGTGGCGTCGAAGGCCTCGATCGTCGCATCGCTTCGGATCGGCGTGCCGGCTGCGCCTGCCGCCGGTGCCGCGCCAAGCACGATCGCCGGCGTGGCGAAAGACTCGCGGGCATGGCGGTGGTCGGAGCGGGCGACGGTCGACGCGGCGCCCGCGCCTTGTGTGTCGCCGGGCGCCGAAGCGACGGGCGCGGCGAACGCTTCCCGCGCATGGCGGTGGTCGGAGCGGGCGAAGCTTCCCGCCGTGCCAGCGGCGGCGCCGTCGCCCACCGCCGAGGCGCCGGCAGCGGCCGTGGCCAGCGGGTCGCTGCCGGTCGTAGGCACGTGCGAGCTCGCGTGGGCCGCGGCGACGCCACGTGATGGCGCGCGTGCGCCACGCTCATCAGTGATGTTGGCCGTCGCGATCGACGTCGCCCCGGCAGCGACCGCGATGCGGGCCAGCGGGATCTCCCACGTGCCCGCCTCCAGCTGCGTCAGCGCCGGTGCCGTCGGGCTGCCCGCCGGCGTGCCGGTCAGCACCGCGAGGGCGCCCGTGCGCCCCGCCAGATCGCGCCGCACGACGACGCGGTCGATGCGCGGATTGGCCGGGTCGGCAGCGGCGATGGCCAGCGTCTCGGCGCTCGAGTAGACCTCGAGGTAGTAGCCGCGCACGAAGGCGGCGCCGGTGTCGACGCGGACCGACATCGCCGCCGGGACGCTGTCGGCGACGGCAAGCTCGTTGCCGATGCCGGCGACCACGCCATCGCCGACCAGGCCGCGCAGGACCTGCGCGAGGGCGGCGCTGTCGTAGGTGCGGTCGCCGCCAGAGTCATCGTAGAAGCGTGAGCGGACGCTCATGGTCTACCTCCCGTCAGATGCCGGCATAGCGCTGCCGCCAGATGAGTTGGGCGCGGCCCGACACGTTGGTCGTGGCCTCGAAGCGGATGCGGTTTGACCCGGGGCGCAGCTGCCAGAAGTCGGCCAGCGCGAGGTTGAGCCGGTCCATCGCCGGCGCCCGCTCGCCGGTCGCGATGGTGACCTCTTCGACGCGCTTGTCGCCGAACGCGGTCGAGATCTCGATGTACGCGCCGGCCGGAATATTTCCGCCGATCTCGATCGTCTCGCCGTAGGTCAGATTGCGGAGGCGCGCCGTGGTGCAGTCTCCATATAGCCGGGCGAGCACCGGCGCGTCGACGTCGCCGGCGTTCTCCACGTCCTGCTCGACGTTGTTCGACGGGATGGCGAGGGGGAAGACGACCGGGAACGCCAGGCCGGCGCCGGCCTGCTCAAGCGTGAAGCTCGAATCGTCGACCTCGCGCCACCACGGGTCAGGGCAGTACCACTCGACGTCGTGGGGCAGGATGCCGACCGATCCCGCCGGCGCGGCGGTCGCCGCCGAGCGGGCCATCGCGACGAGCTCGAGCGGCGCCTGGTCGCCACGGGCGATCCGCAGCCGCCCGAGCTGCTGGGTCTGACCCTCGCGGATCGGCTGGGCGGCAAGCGACGCGGCGAGCTGCGCGCGGATGGTCCAGAGGGCTTCGCGATCCGCTGCCTGGAGCAGGCCCGACAGGGTGACGACGCGGCCCGGCACAGCGGTGTCCACCGCGGTCTCGCCGGGCTGGCCGGGGCTCTTGACCGTCTGCGGCGTGACACCGACCGGGCCGATGCCGTCGAGCGCGAGGAGGCGGAACACGGCGTCCAAGCCGGTCCGCCAGGCAACCACGGGCCCGATCGGCGGCGTCCACTCGATCGACGTCGTCATGCGAAGCGCATCTCGAGCGTTGCCCGGCGGATGGCGCGGCGCGTCTGGGTCTCCACCTCGTCGGGCGCGATGCCGTTGATCACCTGCTGGCCGATCAGCGGCGCGCCGCCGATGCCACCGCCGAGCAGGTTGCGGGTGCGCGCGGCCGACTCCACCCGCGCGCCCGCCGGCAGCCTGACCAGCTCTGGCCCGCGCTCGCCGACGAGCGCGGTCATATCGGCCCACGCCGTGCCGCCCGCGGCCAGGGTGGGCAGCTTCGGCAGGCCGAAGACCAGCTCGGGCGTGATCTGGAAGTCGGCCACCTTGATCGCCGGGATCCTGAGCTCGAAGCCGTTCCAGAACCGGACGAAGCCGTTCCAGATGTCCTTGGCTAGCCCGACCGCGCTGTTGATCGCGTCCGACAGCGGCTTGAACAGCCCGCCGAGGAAGTCCATCAGCTGCCTGCCGGTCGCCTGGATGCCGTCCCACAACCCGCCGAAGACGCCGAGGATCGAGTCGACGGCGCCACGGATGACGCCGACCACCCCGTCGAACACCCGCGAGATACCGTCGAGCACGCCGCCGATGAACTTGCCCACCGCGTCGAAGGCCCGGCTCAGCACGTCGAGGATGCCCTTGACGATGTCGACGCCCGTCCGGATCGCGCCGACCATTGCCTCGAAGACCTTCGAGATGGCCCCGGTCACCGCGGCGATCACGTCGCCCATGATCTGGAACAGCCGCTGCACGAAGGGGGCGACGAACTTGACGGCGTCGAGGATGAAGTTGAACGCCCCGACCAGCGCCGGGATGACCGTCCTCGTCAGGAAGTCGAAGGCGGCCGAGAGGATCGGCACGACGATCGAGGCGATCCAGTTGAACGCGTCGACGAGCGGCGGGAGGATGTCGTTGGCGATCCAGCCGAAGGCGTCGCCCAGCACTGGGATGACCGTGTTGGCCAGGAAGTCGAAGGCGCCGGCGATGATCGGCAGGACGTTCTCGCCGATCCACGAGAACGCCGCGCCGAGCGCGGGCAGCACGGTGTTCGTCAGGAAGTCGAAGGCCGCGCCGAGGACGTCGGTCACGATCGGCGGCAGGAAGTTGAACGCGTCAACGAGCGGCGGGATGACGTTGGCGCTGATCCAGTCGAAGGCCTCGCCGGCGGCCTGCACGCCCTGCTGAATCAGGGCCATCGCCTCGTCGATCATCGGCCCGAGCAGGCCCACCTCGTCGAGCCAGGCGACAGCCACCGCGACCGCCGCGCCGACGGCGATGAACGGTGCCGCCAGAGCGATCACGCCGGCGACGAGCGACCAGACGACCGGCACAAGTGTCAGGCCAATCAGCAGCGCGAAAGCGGCGATGACCGGCTGGGCGTGCGCCGCGACGAGGTCAATCACCGGTACCAAGAACTCGACGACGGAGTTGAACGCGCCGACCAGCGGCGGGATGACGTTGTCGGCGACCCAGCTGATCGCCGCGCCGAGCGCGGCGAAGGCGCCCTCGACCGTCGCCTGGATGGCCGGCATGTTGGCAAGGAACCAGTCGAGCACGCTCTGGATCAGCGGCAGGAACTTCTCGCCGAGGGTGACCAGCACGACGCCGATCGCCGCGTTGACGCGGTCCATCGTGGCGCCGACGGTCGCCTGCTGGATCTCGAACGCCTCCGACGTCATGCCGGCGGCGTCGCCCATCGCGGTGAGCTTCTCGCGGTAGACGTCGCTCTGGCTGCCGGTCAAGGCGAGGGTCGCGGTCAACGCCTCGGCACGACCCATGATCTTGGCCATGCCGACCTCGGACGCGACCTGCGTCCCAGCCAGGGCCTCCAGCGTGCCCTGATAGCCCAGCGCCTCGATCGCCGCATCGCCGGTCGCGAAGCCCAGCTCCTTCAGCGCCTTCTGCATGTTCGTGTTCGGCTTCAGGAGCGCGACCATGGTGCCCTGCAGCTGGGTCATGACCTCGCTCGTGCCGCCGGTGACGCCGGTCAGCGTCGCCGTCGCGCCGAACAGCTCTTCCTGGCTGATGCCGAGCGCCTTGGCCATCGGCACCGCCTTGCCCATCGAGGCGGCCAGCTCGGGGAAGGTGGTCTGGCCGAGCTTCACGGTCTGGAAGGCAAGGTCGCTGGCCTTCTGCACCGCCTCGGCGCTGGTGTCGCCGTAGCCCTTGGTGACCGCCGACAGCAGGTTCACGGCATCGGTGGTCGTCGCCAGGCCGGCCGTGCTCGCCTTGGCGGCGATGCGCAGGATCTCGCTCGAGTCCTTGGTGTCGCCAAAGGCGCTGATGACCTGGTACAGGCCGCCGGTCAGGTCGTCGAGGCTCTTGCCCGTCTCCACCGACATGCCCTTGACGTCGCCCTTGAGCTGGTCGATCCGCCGCTCGGCTTCTGAGCCCGAGCCGAGCAGGGTGTGGACGTTGGCAAAGTTGCGCTCGAAGTTGATGGCCATGCCGGCGCTCGCCACGCCGATGCCGAGGAGCGCGGCGCCGATCGCCAGCGCCGCCTTCTTCGCGACGCCGGCCAGGCCGTCGAAGACGCCGCCTGACGCCTTCGCGTCGCGCTCGAACTGGCTCTTGTCGAGCCGAAGGAGGGCGACGAGCTCGCCGACCTTCATCGCCCCGGCCATCTAGGAGGCCTTCGGCGCCGGCTTGAAGGTGGCCTCGAACCAGACCTGGGCAGCGGCGCGGTCTTTGATCTCGCGAACCGGCTCGCGCTTCTTGCCGATGTAGCTGCGCTGCGCGTGCGCGGCCACGGTCGCGCTGTTGGGCGAGAGACCCCGGAGGAGCACGAGGAAGCGGCGCCAGGTCATGCGCGCGAGATCGACCGCCAGGTCGATCCGGTAGTCACGCATGAAGTCCGCCTCCACCAGCACCCAGTTCTCTACGATCGAGAACGGCGCTTGCTCGATGCCCTCCGGGTCACCCGGTTTGGGGCTGGCACCGCGCCGGCGTTGTAGGCCTCGAAGGCCAGCCGGACGAGCGTCGGCAGCTCGTCGATCGTCAGCCGGTGCTCCGTCATCAGCCGCTCGAAGAGTTCGTCGCCGAAGAGCCCGCGCGCGATCGGCTCGATCTGCTCTGTTCGCAGCTCCGCGCCGGCGCCGAGCTCGGACTGCATCCGGACGACGTCGAGGGCGAGGCTGGCCGGGAGCGCCGGGGCCAGCTCGTACTCGACGCCGCCGACGAGCAGTCGGACCGGCTCGGCCGCCTGCTCGGCGCGGAAGGCGTCGAAGTCGATCAGCTTGCTCATGCGTAGCTGATCTCGCCCGACACGGTCAGCACGGCCTGCCACGACGCCGGGTCGTTGTGGCCGCCGCCCGCGAGCGTCACCTCGGCCGACGCGTCGAAGGTCACCTTGTTGCCGCCTGGCGAGGTGATCTGGAAGGTGCCCAAGCTTGCCAGGCCGACGCTCTTGGCCAGCGCCTCGACGGCCGCCTGGCCCGGATCGCGATCGCCGGTGGCGGCGTCCTCGAGGTGCCGCCCGGCGATGGTCCACGAGTCGCCGCGCTCCATGACCAGGTGCTCGGCCCGGCCGCCGCTGTCGAAGTCGGTCGTGTCGGCGGTGTTGTTAGACGGGCTGTGGCTCAGCGAGTTGAGCCCGCCGATCGGCGTGAAGGTCGACGGCTCGGCCGTCTTGATCTCGACGGTGAAGTCCCGCGCCGGGACCTTGGTGATCGTCATTGCCTTGCCTCCTGCTCTAGCCGCCCGGCCAGCCCGAGCGGAGTTCGCCTGCCATGAGTCCGCCGACGTCTGTGGCGGTCTCGTCTACTGCTTCGCTGAGCCAGCGCCCGGAGCGGCCGCCGTAGTTCCACTCCGGATGGGCGTGGAGCACCCGCGCGTATTCGGTGCCGTAGCTCACCGCCGTGCCCTCGTCGGTCACCTCGACCGATCCGGATGCGGCCAGCGCGCCGGTCCGGTACGGGACGCGGCGATCGGCGGCACCGAGAACGGCCTCCCCGGCGCGCGCGGTGGCCCGCTCCGACGCTCGGTCGACGGCGCGCAGCAGCGGACCGACATCCCAGCTGATACGCGTGATCTGCATGCCGCTGCTCATCCGCCGGCGCCCTCTTCGACGAATGCCTCGGCTGCCGGCTCGGTCTTCGCCCGCTTGGCGGGCTTGGTCTCGGTCACGCCATATGCGGGGTGGGCGCTGACCCACTCGCGCACGATGTCGGCGTCGGCCGCGGAAAGCTCGAGCTGGCCGCCGGCGAACTTGAAGTAGCGCTCGGCCGTGCGAATCGCGAGCGCCGGGTAGCGTGGGCTGCGAAAGGTAGTCACGGTGTTCCTCCGAGTGGGTCGTTGAGGCGCACGACGAAGTCGAGCGCGTGGCCGCGGGCGTCAGGCGAGCGGAAGAAGTCGTACAGGGCGCCGTCGAAGTAGATGTCCCACCACAGCTCGGCGCGCCGACCGTCGATGAGCGCCTGCCAGATGGCCGAAAGATCCGCCTCGAGCGCGTCCGTTGTCGCGCGACTGGCGTTCTGCGCGCGCGGCTCGCCCTTGTTGCCGCGCACTACCAGCGCGCGCATGCGCAGCACCGCGTCGTCGCGTCGGCCAGAGGGCTCGTCGTCGATGCCGTGGGGGATGAGCCGCCGGCGCCAGAGGTAGAGCCGCCCGGCGACCGGCCTGAACGGTTCGGTCGCCGCCGCGTCGACGGTGACACCCGGGAGGGTCGGCATCATTGCGGCCAGGGCATCGACCACGGCGAGCATCAGGTCCTCACCGCCGGCGGCAGGACGGCCGAGCCCAGGTGCGCCGTCAGCGGCCCCGCGTGCGGGCGCAGGCTGCGCGCGAGCTGGGCGCGCAGCTTGGCCGCGCCGCCCACGTCGTAGCTGCGCGAGTGGCCGTCGGTCGCTTCGGCCTGGTAGGGCGAGGCCGAGATGGCCAGGCGGACGAGCTCGATGACGACGCGCTTGACCGACGCCGTGTCGTTGGGCTCGTAGGTCACGTCGACCCGTGGGCCCGCCCAGGCAGCCCGGCTGGCGCGCTCGAGGCGCGCCGTGCCGGTCAGCACGACGTCGTCGGTCACGTCGACGCCGGCATCGACGACCGCGGTCGGGCCGTCGGTCGGCCGTGCCAGGAGCAGCGGGCCCCAGTAGTCACGGCCCACCCACAGCGTCTGCGTGCGCTCACCTGTGACCTGGCCGATGCCGAACTGGCTGTCGTTGGCCAGCCAAGCCTCCTCGCGGGCGATGAGATCCGCGAGCGCGTCGGGCTCGAGCCCGGTCGCCATGACCGCGCTGATCTCGTCCGCGCTGACCACGGTCGCCATCTCTAGAAACCGGCCTAGAGCGGCAGGTAGAGGACTGCTGCCGGGCGGACCACCTTGGCGCCGTAGAGATGGAGGCCCTTGACCGCGTCGGCGAAGCGCGCCTCGGGCCGAAACGCTTCCACCTTGTTGATCTGCTCGGCGTAGCTGACCGCCATCGGATGGCCGGCGATGACGTGCGGCACGGCCGGCGTGGCGTCGTCGCGGGCGTTGTTGCTCTTGAGGATGGCGAACCCCGCCGCCTCGCCGATCTGCCCGTTGAGCAGCCGCTGGTCGGCCGGCAGCGCGCCAGACGCCACGAACCGATCGTCCTGCAGCAGCAGGCCGTGGAAGGCGGGCGGAACGACCGCGTAGCGACCCGCGGTCGGCACGTCGGCCTCGTCGAGCTGGACGCCCAGCTCCACGAGCTGCACGTAGGCGTCGGTGGCAGTGGTGTTGGCCGCGGTGCCGTCGGCGATGATCCGCAGCGCGATGAAGCGGTCAGCCTTGTCGCGCATGCGGTAGGCGGCGTCGGTCATCGCCGCGTCGACCAGGCGGACGGCCGCCTGGCGGGCGTCGATGTCGTCGACCTGGAAGTTGAAGTAGTCGGCCTGGTCGATGACGAGCGCGGTCATGTCGTCGGCCAGGTCCTCGGGCGCGTCGATGTCGGTGTTCTTGGTGTAGGTCTTGACGGTGATCGCGCCGATGCCGCCGATGTTGACGGTGTCGCCCTTCTGGCTGATCTCGCCCTGGTAGTCGCGGTTGACCACGTTGGCCTGGCCGAAGACGAGCGCCTTCTGCAGGGCAGCGAGCAGCCGGGCCGTCCAGATCTGGGGAATGAAGCCGTCGACAGACATTTGGGATGCCTCCAGGAGGTGGGTAGGCCGTGGACCGGTTCTGCGCTTCACTTCCTGCGCGGGACCACCTGGGTCCTCACTGCGCGGCGGCCGCCTGGGCCGGGAGCGCGGCGCCCTCCTGGGGCTGTAGGGCGGCTAACCGCCCTACCCGAACATCTATTCTATTTCGGCCATCACTGTAGCACTTTCGCCCGAGCGGTCAAGACACTCAGGGCCCATAAAGGAACGTCCAAGCGTGAAGGCTTGTGCATGGAAATGGCTTGTTCCGGTTGGGTACCATGGACACCCGCCCATGACACCACGCACGAGGAGGGATAGATGGCTGCCCCGCGAATCCGACGCGTCTCATCCCGGCGCGAGATGGAGACGGTCCGCGACGACTTCATGACCACTGGCTACGAGGTCATCCGGGAAGGCGAGGGAACCGTGCTTATGCGGAAGAGCACGTGGGGAACGACGGGTATGCATATCGTCGTCGCCCTGTTCACTGTTTGGTGGACGCTCGGCATCGGCAATCTGATCTATGCCCTGATTGCTCATTACACGGCGGAACAGGTGCTGCTGAAGATGGAAGCGCCCGAAGAAGCGGCAGCCCAGCCCACTTCGTAGGATGACTTCAGCGCCCTCGGAATAGACCCGTCGTCTTCCCGTCACAGGCTTCTCAGGCGCGAGCGCCGCGGGCGAGGAACTCCTGGATCTCGACCCAGCGCGAATTGATCTCGGCCGGCGTCATCTTTTCGATCTGCTCGCGCGTGAGACTCGACTTGCCGCGCGACCCTCCGTCGGCTGAGCCGCTGCCGCCAGCTGCGGCCCTGAACTCCGGGTAAGCCTCGAGCAGGCTCTTAATCAGCGCGGGCACGTTCGTCGGCTCGCGGGCGTCCTCGAACTGGACCTCGGTCCGATCGATCAGCCGTGGTATCAGCGCCAGGCGGGCTGGCGCCACGCCGGCGGCAGCCGCGGCTTCCCTGATCGCCGCGGCGAGGAGCCGCTCCTGCGCAGCAGTCTCGCGCTCGGCCAGCTCGCGCTCCTTCTTGGCGACGTCGGCGGCGCGCTTCTCTTCCTCGGTCATCTGCTGCTTCGCCGCCGCCTCGAGAGCGTCGGCCGCCTTCCGGTGCTCGGTGCGCCACTTGGCCGCCTCGCGGCGCACGTCGGCAAGGGCGGCGTCGAGCTCGGCCTGGCTGTACGTCTTCTCGCCCACCGGCGGCTCAGCCGGGTCCGTCGCGGGTGGCTTGGGTGGATCGCTCTCTGGCGCCTTGGGCGGCTCGCTCTCAGGCGTCTTGGGCGGTTCGTTCTGCGCTGGCATTGGCTTCTCCTTCTGCTCCGCCGACATCCGGCGGTGCCTGCATCTGCTTCCAGGTGGCGATCTCCTGTGGACTGGCCGGGATGCGCGCCCAGATCGCCTCGGCGGGCACGCGGAGGGCGAGCATCTTTGTGAGCGCGTCGATGTGCTCGCTCTCGGTGCGCGTCTCTGGATCCGTCCAATGCGCACGCAGCGGTGCCGCCGCCCACGTGAGATAGCGGTTGCGGGCGGCGTTGCTGACGCCCGCCTGGCTGGCTTTGATGCGGAACGCCAGCCGCATGGCCGCTTCGAGCGGGTCGCCGAAGTCCGACGCGCGCTCGCCCGCCTTCTTGGTCAGCCCGGCTTCGGCGCTGCGCAGGCTCTCGCCGGACGGCCACGAGCCCGAGCTGCCGAGGAAGTAGTGCGGCGGCGTCCGGCTGATCGTGGCTATGCCCTGCACGTAGGCCTCGTGCAGCTTCACGTAGCCCTCGAGGCTCGTCTCGGCGAACTCGCCGAAGCGCGTCTCGGGCTCGCCCGCCTCAGGCGGCGGCGCGGTGAAGATCGAATCGACCGCCACCGCCCACGGCTCCTTGGGCTTGCCGGTCGCCTCGTCGACCTCGAGGCGGACATTGGTCGCCCACTTCTGGCGGAAGGCGCCGTATTGGCCCGCCAGCATGACGTTGACCAGGTTGGCGTTGAGCGCGTCCTGGATGGGCACGATCTGGCGCAGCTCGGAGCTGCCCAGGCCGGCGATGTTGGGCCGGTTGGGCAGCGCGAACACCGGCACCTCCAGGAACGGGTTGGGCAGTGGCCACGGCTCGCCGGCGACCTCGCGCGGCGCCCAGCCGACCAGGTCAGGCGCGGAACCGGCGGGGCCCGCGCCACCGCCGCGGTAGAAGGCGCCGGGCAGCTCGCCCACGCCGCCGCCGGCTTCGGGCTGCGTCGTCGTCGACTGGTACTTGAAGATCCCCTCGGGCAGGTAGAGCGTGGCATAGGTGCGCCGCTCGTCTTCGTCATACCAGCGCTTGAGCGCCGCCCGCCGCACGCGCTTGTCGGCCGGGTCGACGGCGACGACCAGCTGGGCGCCGTCCTCGACGGTCAGGCGCGGCTCGCCGGTGGCGTCAGGCCAGACGATCAGCCCGAACTCGCTCTTGACCAGCGCCGAGCGCGTGCCCCGGCTGAACTCGTCGTCCATGCCGCTGCGCTGCCAGATCTCCCACGCCGCGGCCGACGCGCGCGCGTCGCTGCCGAGCAGGAAGCCGTCGAGATTGAGCCGCTCGTTGAGCGCGTCGACCACGACGCTGCAGTAGTTGATGCGCAGGTCGCGGAAGTCGCGGCCGAATGCCTCGAGCAGGCGGGCCAGGATGAACGTCGCCCGGTGCTGGCCGTCGTAGTAGTTCTCGTACAGCGCCATCGCGCCCTGGCGACCGATGAGCCGGCGGTTGAGCAGCGTCAGCCACTCCTCGGGCGTCCTGGCCATCGCCACGGCGGCGACGTTGGGGCGCGTCGAGCCGTGCTTGCTGCGCGTGACCTTCATGCCCCGATCGGTCAGCACCGCCGTCGTGTTGGCGACGTGTTCGGCGAGGATCGGGTCGGCCTCGTGAACGAGGCGGCCGGTGGTGATGAGCTCGTAGGCGAGCGTCGAGGGCGGACCCATGACCGCCGCCGTCATCGGCACCTCGACCATGTTCAGACCCTCACCCTCGAGCATCTCGGCCGACTCGCCGAACGCCTGGCGGTCGTAGGCGAAGGCGGGACCAGGCAGAGCCCGCTTGGTCCGCTCGTCGCGTGCCTGCGGCAGCGGGTACTCCGCGCGGAGCTCCCGCAGCTGGGCGCGCATCGCCTCGCTGCTGGCCATGCCGGTTGCCGACTCGGCGGGGAACACCTGCGCCCTCACCACGACGCGGTCGCCCTGGCGCTGGGCGATCGCGATCGCGCCCTGCTCGCCCGACGGGCTGCGATCGATGCCGACACCGATCGGCAGCGCGGCGTTGAGCGGCAGGTCACCAGTCGTGTCGCGCCAGGCGCCGTCGCGCAGCCAGGCGTCCTCAATGCCGACGAACTGGTTGAGGTGGTAGCGGCGCCATTCGAGGAGCGCGCCACGCGCCCGCAGGCGCGCGAACTGGGCGGAAAGGTACTTGCCATCGTGGAGCCAGCTGACCGGGTTGGCCGCGAACCAGACCGCGGGATCCTCGATGTCCGCGTCGCGCGGCGCGCCGTACCAGTAGATGAGCGTGCCGTTGACCCGATCGCGGTAGACCAGGAGCGAGCCGCGGTCCTCGAGCTCGCCGGTGCCTGAGAACATCGACTCGTAGAGCTCGGCGAGGATGCCCTCGCCCGCCACGCCGGCCGTCGTGATCCAGAGCGTGAACGGCTGCTCGCGGGCGCCGGTGCCAGTGGTGAGGGCGGTGTAGAGCTCGCTGCTCTTGTGGGCATGCAGCTCGTCGACGATGTTGGCCGACGGGTTGAGGCCGTGCTGCAGCGCGGCATCAGAGCTGAGCGAGCGCATGATGCCGCCGTTGCGCGGGCACTCGATCGTGTAGCGGTGGGGGACGAGCCGATCGAGCAGCAGCGGGCTGCGGTTGACCATGCTGCGCGCCTGGCCGAGCACAATGCCGGCCTGATTACGGGCCGCCGCGGCGACGTAGACCTCGGGCTCGGGCTCGCCGTCGGCGTCGAGCATGTATAGCCCGGCCGCGCTGGCCATCGTCGACTTGGTGTTCTTGCGCGGGATGCCGAGGCCGATCTCGTTGTAGATGCGCAACCCTGTGGCAGGGTCGAACTCGAGCGCCTCCCACCAGAACTCGCGCTGCCACTCCTCGTAGACCAGCGGGCGGCCGGCCCAGCGGCCCTTGGTGTGGCGGATGTAGCGCTCGCAGTAGGCGGCGAAGTGCGGGCCGCCGGTAAGCGCATCGGGAACCACGGCTCAGCCGGCATCGCCGACCACCCGAAGACGCGGGGGCAGACCGATTTCGGCGGTCAGCGAGTCGAAGGCACGCTCGGGCTCGATCCGCAGGCCAGCCCGCGCCGAGGGCGACAGGCCGAGCTCGCGGGCGAGTCGTTGAATCAGGTCGGCGTTGTCGCGGACAAGCTGGTGGAGGGGCGACTTCACCAGGTGGCCGCGGTCGCGCAGTATTGGCCCGCTGCCCGCGTAGAGCTTGACCGCCTGGGCATAGCGGCTGACCGCCTCGCAGTAGCAGCGCAGGACGTCGGCATCTGCCGCCCGGATGACGCCGGTGTGGCGCATGTCGCGCACGACCCGCCGCCAGACCACCTTGGCGTCGGGATCCATATCGGCGGGCATCTTGGGCAGGTCGGCGGGCGGGATCGGCTCGTGGCGATTCAGCCGGCTCGGACGCGTCTCGCCACGCTGCCGCTTCACCCGCGTCGGGGTCGGCGTAGGGCCGCGCCGTCCCATCACGCCACCGCCTTGGCTGCGGGCATCCGCTCGGCTTTGCCGCCGGTGAACTTCTCCCACCGCTCGACCACGACGTCGGCGTAGAGCGGGTCGATCTCCATGACGTAGGCCCGCCGGCCTGTCTGCTCGGCGGCAATGAGGGTCGAGCCCGAGCCACCGAACGGGTCGAGCACCGCCTCGCGCTCGAGCGAGCTGTACTCGATCGCCCGCCGCGCCAGCTCGACCGGCTTCTCGGTCAGGTGCACCATCTGCTGCGGGCTGACCTTCTTGACCGGCCAGACGTCGGGCACGTTGGGCGGGCCGAAGAAGCGGTGGGCAGCGCCTTCCTTCCAGCCGTAGAAGCACCACTCGTGCGCGCCCATGAAGTCCTTGCGCGTGAGCGTCGGGTGCTGCTTGTCCCAGATGATCGCCTGGCTGAAGTACAGGCCCGCGCCGAGAAGCGCGGCCGGGTAGTTGAGGACGTTGGCGTAGCCGCCCCAGATGTAGAAGGTGCCCCCAGGACGCATGACCCGGGCGGCGTTGCCAAACCACGCCGCCAGGCGCGCCGCGAACTCGTCTGCCGCGATGAAATCGCCGGTCAGCGGTCGGTCCTTCGGGCGCAGCTTGCGGTGCGTCGCCTGCGCCTTCTCGGGATGACGCTCCAGGTCGAGCTTCTGGTGGTGGCCGATGCCGGTCTTGCGGCGGGCGACGTCGAAGCCCGAGTGATGCAGACCCCGCGCGTCCAGCCGCTTGACGCCCGATCGCTTGTCGGAGAGGCCTCGGATGGCCTCGCGGTAGCCCTCGTCCCACTGGGCTGACATGCCGGCGGCGATGGCGTTGTTGCTGCGCGGTTCGACGCGCACGTTGTAGGGCGGGTCGGTCAGGAGGAGGTCGATGGTGGTGCCGTCGAGCAGGCGGTCGAGATCAGTCTGGCTGCCAGCGTCGCCGCACAGCAGCCGATGGTTGCCGAGCACCCACACATCGCCTGGCTGGGTGGTCGCTGCGTCGGGCGGGTCAGGGATCTCGTCGGGGTCGGTCACGCCCTCCTGGGGCTCGCGCGGCGCCAGGTTGGCGAGCATCGCCGCCAGCGCCTCCGAGTCGACCGCGACGTCGGCCAGCAGCGCGCGCAGCTTCTCCTCGTCGGTGCCGGCCATCGCGGCCAGAGGGTCGAGGCTGGCCAGCACCAGCGCCTCCTCCTCGGGCGAGAGGTCGACGTACAGGACCGGCACGGTCGGCGCGTCCTGGCGGATGGCGAGCGCGACCCGCAGATGGCCGTCGACCACGTGGCCGGTGCGCCGGTTGACCAGCACCTGCTGGACCCAGCCGACCTGGCCCAAGACGCCGGCCAGCGCCTCCTGCTGCGCCTTCGGGTGGATGCGCCAGTTGGCCGGGTTCGCGAGCAGCTGGTCCGGCGCCTCCTCGCCCGAGCCGACGATGCGGTTGGCCCAGTGGGTGGCCGCCGGCGCGGCCGAAGGTGTCATCTCGGACACATCGCTTGCATCGCGCCGCGAGTCGAGCAAGTCATGACGGGCGCCACGCCGAACGAGCGTGGGCGACCGAGAGGAGGCACCCGATGCCCGAGCCGACGATGGGCCAGATGGCCCGCTGGACGTTCTACCAGCGCTTCATCGCCGAGCACGTCAAGGACACCGACCCGCGCCACGTCGAGGCCTGGATGCGGATCGAGCACCCGACGCTCGACGGCCTGTCGCGGCAGGAGTTCATCGAAGCCATGCACGCGGCGCTCGCCGCCGCGATCGATGCCGGACCCGAGGAGAGCGAGCGACTCGCTGCCTCGTTCGGCCTGTAGACCACGAAGGAGATCCCCACCATGACTAAGAAGAACGCCACCAGCGAGATGCGCCGCTGCATCGGCAGCAAGACCTTCGGCATCGAGCCGCACGAGGCGCCGGTCGCCGACTTCCCCGCCCAGCCAAGCCAGAAGGACGGGCTCGGGCGGATGTGCAAGCCGCACTGGCGCCAGTACACCAACGCGCTGCGCAAGGCCGCGCTCGCCCGCAAGGCGGTCGAGGCTCCCGTCGAGTCGGATCCGGCCCAGCCCGCCGATCGGCAGGAGGACAAGAAGGCCGAGGTCGCGAGCACCATTCGCGCCCTGGCGACCGGCAAGCCGGCGACCAAGCGCGAACGGCGACGCACGCCGATGGCGCACCTGCCGAGCAAGGGCGGCGACCACCCGCCGGAGGCCAAGTAGGTGATGTCCACCGACACCGCGTGCCCGCTCTGCGGATCGACCGCCGTCTGGCATCGCTGCCTCGGCGCCGAGCTGCCAGCGGATGGTGACAACGCCGAGCGCCGCATCGACCTCGCCTCCGAGGTAGCCGACATCCGCGACGTCCTGGCGGAGCTCCAGACCCGCTTCGAGCGGGTCATGGAGGACGTCCGCCGACTGCCCGGCGGCGAGATGGTCTGGCAGCGCATCGATGCGTACCCGGGCGTGCGCCTCGACCGCGACATGGGCGCCGGCAAGGGCGCCGACGGCTGGCTCGGCGAGGTCGCCACGTTCCTGGAAGGCGACGCCGCCGAGTAGATCACCGTTCCGCCACACGACGGGCCCCGGGCGAATGTCCGGGGCCTTTACTCGTCCGGTGGCGTCAGTGGTCCGCCTCGCGCTCATCGCGCCACTCCGGCGCCCTGTGGCGCCCCGGCGCGAAATCGGGCGGGATCCCGATCGGCAGACGGCGTAATTCGGGAAACTCGGCCGCGCGTATACAGTCGCGAGGCGCGGTCTGGGCGCAGGTCCGTGCCCATAGGGTCTACGCCACCCCGGTCCGGCAACGCTCCCTTCGTCGAGTTGCACGAGCGACAGAGCACGGCGCAGTTGCCAATGTCGAACGGCGAACCGCCAGCGGCGAGCGGCACGACGTGATCGACGGTCAGGTCACGCGCGGGATGGGCAGGGCGGCCGTAGCCCGGGCACCAGTCCCCGTGCTCGCCACGCCAGGCGCGCAGGACGCGGGCGCTGAGACGCTGCCAGGCCGGCGTGCTGTAGAGGGCGTTGTGGCGGCTGCGGTTCGACTGCCGGGCGTGCTCAGTGCAGCGACTACCTGGACGGCTGGTGACGACACCGCAGACCGTGCACAGCTTCAAGGGCAGAACGTCAGTCGGTTGTCGCCCACCGCAACGCTGCGCGGTAGGCGGCCTTGAGGATCGCCGTGCCGATCGCCGTAGCCGCGACCAGCCAGCCCTGCTCGTCGGTCGGGATGCCGGCGACGTTCGCTGTCGCCAGCGCCGCGGCGGCGGTTATCAGCGCGTCGGCGATGAAGTCCTTGGCCAGCTTGCGCCATGTGAGCGGACTGACGCCGGTGCCATCGGTCAGCGCTCCACCGGCGCCTACTGAAGCGGTCATCGCACTGCCTCCAACGTGTTGATTGCCTCGCCTATGGCGGTCTTCTGGCGTGCGGCAGCCAGCACTACCTGCGGCGCCGTTGTCAGGGCGGCGACCAAGGCGGCGCGCGTCTTCGGCCCGAATAGACCGTCAACGACGAGCGCCGGCGTGGCGCCCAGACTGTTGAGCAGCTGCTGCAGCTGCTTGATCTCGTCCACAGTCACGGGCTGTACCTCCGGCTCGGATGGGGGCGACTCGGGCGCGGGCGCAGTCTTGAAGTAGCCGGCAAAGGTCGGCGTCTTGGCCCGCGCCTCCGAGTCGCGGTAGAAGCTGACGTGGGTGTGCCAGGTGTGGCTCTTGTCGGCCTCACCGGGCTTCGGTGCGCTCTTGATGCCGCGCTCTCGGTCGTAGCGCAGGACGGTCGTGCCGTCGGGGCTGTAAATGACCTCGCGGATGTCCGCCGTGCCCGCTGCATTGGCCTGGCACTGGGCGACGAGCCACGTCGAGAACTCGCGCAACAGCTTCGCCGCGCCACGGTCGAGCGTGTTGCGGTTGAACTGGATGTCGATGGCTGCGCGGGCGTCGGAGAGGCCAGCCTTGTCGCGCGCAGTCTTGACGCTGTAGTCGTCCCAGCGCTGGCCGACGCAGCTACCCTGGCTGCCGAAGATCTGGTCCTTGCCGAGGTGATAGCCACGGAAGCCTCGCCCAGGCTGGCAACTGCGGGCGATCGAGAAGTTCTCCCTGGGGCAGCCGGTCCAGCCAACGAAGGCGGTGCGCAGGTCCTTGAGCGGCTGCGGCGTGTAAGTCACCGGGCCGGCTCGATCACCGGAGAAGCTGCACGAGCGTCAGAAGCCCGAGCACCGCGGTGAGCATAGAGACGCCGAAGACCATGTTGAGCAGGCTTCGGGCGCCGCGCAACTGCTGGATGAGATCGTCGTGGAGATTCACGGTCTCCTCGAGGCGCTCGATGCGAACGGCGAGACGGTGCTCGCTCGCCGCGACCCCGGACAAGACATCAGCGGCGCGGGCGCGCTGTCCGGAAGTGAGCTCCTCACGAAGACCATTGAGCGCGGCGTACAGCTCGCGGGTGGAGACAAGGCCATTCGGACGGTGCTCATCCAT